AGGTCAGGCCCACGTCAGCCTGGACTCCCTGATGACCGAGGCCCGCTACCTTGCCTCCCAGCCCCTGACCTGCCTGCAGGACGTCTTTGACCGCCAGCAGGACATCCGGGAGCGCCTCTACTGCCCGGACAACACCTCTCGCACCTCCTCAGGCCGCACCTCCCACTGGGACTCCGCCCTCACCTCCAAGTCAACCAAGTATGACGCCCAGGCCGCCTTCAACTTCCTGCTCGACCAGGCCTGGGGCACCACCCACCGCCGTGCCAAGGTTGCCCGCACCCCACCCACCACTCACAGGCACTTCACCCCTCCATCCGTCTGGCCCATCCTCTGCACCCAGGAGAAGGTGGACCTCCTAAAGAAGTGCTACGCTGACCGGCTCTACCAGAAGCGAATTGGGACCCACACCTCCGAGTCAATCGACTACACCGACACCTACCGCCACCAGGTCATCCAGGTCCTGCTTCCAGTCGTTACCGCTCCCCACCTGCTGCACCTTGCCCCTCTGTCAAAGACCAAGCGAGCCCTGACCCGCCAGGTCAGAAAGCAGCCTCCAATGACGCTGGACGAGGTGGTCACCGCCACCTTGGCCGACTGGTCCACTCACCTGGAGGAGTATGAGGTCGGCCCAAGGAGCCGCTTCTCCGACCTCACCCCAACTCGCAATGAGGTGGAGACCTACGTCCGCTCAATCAGGGAAACCGCAACCTGAGCGCATAAATAGCCAATGGACACCCGGTGGGTGCTCCACCCCTTATCCAGCCTGGGGGTCTCAGGTTGACAAGGAGACTAGAAGTATGACAGTCACATCTTCCCGTCAGCGTGAAGTAGCACAAAAGCACTCCACGACTGAAATCCATGACGCCGAGGAGATGCTGGACAATCCCGATGAGGTTGTTGTCATCCAGCGTCGAGGCTCACGGCCCCAACTCAACTTTACCCGTCGTGGCATCTTTCGCCTTGCAGCGAAAGGCATGTCCAACAGCGACATCTGCGACCTCCTCGACATTCACGTCGACACCCTGAAGCACCACTTCCTCACCGAGTTGTCCATGGGTCGAGCCCACATGCGCTCTGGCCTCAAACTGCAGGTCATCCGTGAGGCCCAGCGGGACAAGCCGCAGCCCGCCATCCTCATCTTTGCAGCCAAGGCATTTGCCGGTCTGACTGAGGCCGGGGTGAATGACGAGGGCTCAAGCAACCAAGACCAGAAGGTCGAGGTTTCCATCAACGTGATGCAGAAGCCAGCGGAATGAGCACCAAAGCCCTTCGTGAAAGCATGGAGACCCTGCTTTCGCACCTGACTCACCCCGACCTGGTGAGTGGCAAGCAGCACCTTGTTGTAGGCCGTGTCTTCATTGCCAAGCAGGCTCTCTCCCAGGTCTTTAAGCGCCTGGACGAGGTTGTGTCTGAGCAGAAGCAGCGTGAATGGGACTTCCAACTCGCACTGGACTACCGTGATGGCAAGTTTGCGAAGGACTATCAAGTCCCAGCAACTGGTGGACCGTCCCCCACTAAAGATGCACTGCGTGCTAAAGCAGAAAAGCGTGCAAAGCAAGCACTAAAGTCGTCTGCAATGTGGGCAGACCCTGAATTTAGGGCAAAAATGAAGCAAAAACACCTTCAATCTTGGACTCCAGAGCGACGTGCTGCAAAGGGCGCACAACTGAAACAGTATTGGGATGAAAGGAAGCGCAATGCCAGTGCCTAAGAGGACATTTCCACCAGTCATCATCACTCACCCTCAATCCGACGACTACGACCAAGGCTACGACCGCATCTTCGGCTCGGAGCCACGTGGCCCTCTTGCTCGTAAGAAGGCTGAGGAAGCCCAAGCCAACCTACCACCCTACGCCGGAGAAGAAGACTGGCGTGACTTTCCAAAGGACTAAGATGTGCATTGTCTCACCCATCATCGACTACGGCCAGCGAATGTGGCCCATCGAGCCCCTCCGCCTTGGCCTCATCACCATTACCCCTGAGCAGTGGGCCGAATACGTCAAGTTGAAGCAGGCCGCTGAGGAGTTTGACAAGAAGACCGGTCAGCCTGACTGCATTGACCCAAAGAAGAAGGAATGGGAAGACGAGGTCCGTCGCCTCATTCGAGAAGAGATTGGAAAGTGAAACTCAATCTCGACGTCATGCCCCACGTCTCTGAGTTTGTGAGTGACATCAGCACTCCAAACCTGGGGATGGTGGCTGGTGTTGGCTCAGGCAAGACCATTGCGCTTCAACAGAAGGCGATTATTCTCTCAGTCATCAACCCAGGATGCCTAGGCATCCTGGCTTCGCCAACCTTTGCGATGCTCTCACGCAATATGCTCAACATGCGCAACGGCCTGCCAGTCCAACTTGAGAAGGCCGGCATTCCCTTCGAATTCAGAGGCGGCAACTCCTTCTACCTCAAGTTGCCAGGTGGCAAGGTCTCCGAGATTGAGTGCACCCACGCTGGCTCCTCCACCTCAGGCCGCACCGCTGCATGGTTTGGGGTCGACGAGATTGACCTGATGAAGACCGAGGACGCCCTTGACATCTGGGACATCCTGTCAGCCCGTCTTCGTGACCCAAACGGCAAGCACTTCCAAGGCTTCTGCGCCTCGACCCCTGAAGGTCCCAAGTTTCTCTGGACCAAGTTTGTTGACGACGTTGCCAAGGACCCATCCCTCGAGGCCACCTTCAAACTGCTGCACGCCACCACCTACGACAACTTCCTGCTGCCTCCCGGCTTCATTGAGCGCCTGGAGAAGCAGTATGACAGCAAGCGAGCCCGTGCCCACCTGATGGGCGAGTTTGTGTCGCTGACCCAAGGTCAGGTATATGAGGACTTCGACCGCAAACTAAACCACACCGACCTTGAGATTGAGGTGGGTGAGGACCTGCACATCGGCGTCGACTTCAACAAGAATGGCATGAGCGCTCCCATCTTCGTCATCCGTGATGGCAAGCCACTCCTGCTGGACGAAATCATGGGCAGCACCAACACGCCCACTCTCGTGCAGGCCATCCGTGCCCGCTACCCAACCAACCGCATCACCGCCTACCCTGATGCCACTGGCAAGGACGTCAGGTCCACCACCTCATCTGAGACCGACCACAACATCCTGCGGGTTGACGGCGGCTTCATCATCTCGACCACCCAGGCCAACCCAAAGATTCTGGACCGAGTCAACTCAGTCCGTGCCCAAATCTGCAACAGCCGTGGAGAGCGCAGCCTCAAGGTCAACACCAGGAAGTGCCCAATCTCTACCGGCTGCTTCGAGCAGCACACCCTTCGACCTGACGGCCTGCCTACCAAGGGCATCAAGTATGGCCGAATGACCCTTCACATCGATGGACCGATGGACGCCGCTGGCTACTTCATTGACCGTCGCTTCCCAGCCCCACGCCACCCTGCGGTGCAGCCAGTGCGCATCCTGGGCGCATAAATAACCACATCACTGGAGAAATACCATGTCAAAGAATTCAGGCGTTGGAGCAGTCCACCCACAACTCGAGGACCTGCTGACCGAGATTGAAACCACCGAGGACGCAGTAGAGGGCGATGTCCGCTCTGAGGACTACGTCCCACCCTTCACTGGCATGTCGGCCCAGTCCTACGAGAAGTATCTCAAGCGGGCAGCCTACTTCAACCTCATTGAGCGCACCCTGCAGGCCATCATTGGCGCCATGGTCAGGAAGGACTACGTCCTTGATGGCTCGGGCACCATTGAGTTTGACGAGGCCTACTCAATGGAGGACGGCCTCATTGAGACCTACGACAACATCCTGACCACTGGCCGCTGCGCCTACCTGTGGGACCCGACTCCCGACATGCCACGCCGGGTTGTCCAGTATGACAGCGATGACATCCTCAACTGGGGAAACGGCTTCGTGGTGCTTGATGCCTGCCGCCTGGTCTCAGACCCGCAGGACCCCTTCAGCCAGGTCGAGGAGGAGCGCCGCCTTGTCCTTTCGCTTGGTGGCAGCGGTGCTACGCCAGTCTACACGATGCAGTATTTCGTCTGGAGGGGCACCGAGCAGGCTGGTCAGTGGGTGCCTGAGTCGGACCCAATCGTCCCCCAATTCCGTGGCAAGCCGCTCAACTTCATTCCACTCATCTCCATCACCCCAAGTGGCCTGACTCTGGAGCCAAGCAAGCCGGTCCTCTACACCCTGGCAACGCTCAACATCCAGCACTTCAACCTGTGCTCGACCATTGCCTACGGTGCCCGCTTCTTCGCTCTGCCCAAGCCCTACATCGCAGGTGACTTCCATGCCGTCAACGCCGATGGCACTGGGCCAACCACCATCACCCTCGGCCAGGAGGACGTGCTTCTCCTCAAGCAGGGCGGTCAAGCCGGCTTCATGGAATTCACCAACTCAGGCGGCATGAAGTTTCTTGCTGATGAGCGCCAGAAGTTGGAGGACCAGATGGTCATGCTCGGCTCTCGGATGCTGACCCAGAAGGCAGGCGTTGAGTCGGTAGATGCAATGTCCCTGCGCCTTGCTACTGAGACGGCCGTGCTAGTTGCCATCGTCAAGAGCGTGGAGGCCGGTCTCAACACCCTGCTTGAGTGGATGGCAGCGGTGGATGGCAAGCAGGCAACCATCTCCCTCAACAAGGACCTCGCCCCAGAAAGCCTGTCGCCTCAGCAGGTCGAGGCCCTCCTCAAGTCGCTGGCGGCTGGTGCCATCACTGTCGACCAACTGCTCCAGCGCTTCTACGAGTCTGAGTTTGTTGCACCACCTGACCAACAAGCCTAACCTGGCAGCATAAATAGCCATACAAACGGAATGGCGGTGTCATTCCGTAACCCAACTGGAGCCCTCGGTGAGGGAGACACATGGACCAACTTGAATTTGAAGTAACCGACATTGAATCTGTGCCTGAAGCCGTCCGTGGCTTCTACGAGTCAAAGGATGGCAAGCACGTCCTGAAGGTCAAGGGAGCGGTTTCAAAGTCGAAACTGGATGAGTTTCGCAACACCAACATCGACCTGACCAACAAGGTCAAGAAGATGGAGCCAGTCATCGCCCTGCTGGGAGAAGACGGTCTCACCCCAGAGAAACTCGAGCAGAAACTCTCCGCCCTGGCTGAAGGTCGGGTAAAGGAGATGAAGGACAACTACGAGACGCAGGTCTCGACCCTGACGAGTGAGAAGTCAGGCCTCGAGCAGCGTTTCAAGAGCCTGGTCCTCAACGACCAGGTAACGAAGAAGGCGCTCAAGCACGGTGTGATTGAGTCGGCCCTTGAGGACGTTATCTTCCGTGCCTCCACTGTCTTTGACGTCGACACAGACGGCAAGGTGAAGGCAAAGGACGGTAAGGTCAACAAGAAGGGGGAAGCCCTGTCCGTTGAGGACTGGCTCACCGGCCTGGCAGAATCCGCCAAGCACCTCTTCGGACAGAGCATGGGTGGCGGTGCCACCACACCTGCAGGCAGCACTACTCAACCAGCGCTGTCAGCAAATGAAAAAATCGCTGCTGGACTTCGGAAGCAAGGCATCCTGAAGTAAGCGGCTCAACCAAGGAGCATTCCAAATGGCCTCAATCACCCTCGCAGAAGCCAAGAAACTCGGTCTCGATGACCTCGGTGCTGGTGTTGCAGAAAACATCGTCACCGTCAACCCGATTTACTCGGTCCTCCCCTTCAACACGACTGTGGGCAATGCCTACGTCTACAACCGTGAAAACACCCTTGGCGACGTGCAGGTCCTCGGCATCGATGGCACCATCACTGCCAAGACGCAGGCTACCTACACCCAGGTGACGCAGGCCCTGACGACCATCATCGGTGACGCTGAGGTCAATGGTCTCATCGAAGCCCAAGGTGTTGGCACGACCGCTGGCAACGACCCAGTGACCGCTGCTGTGGCTTCCAAGGCCAAGGCCGTTGGTCGCAAGTATCAGGACCTGATGGTCAATGGTGACTCGGGCAACGCCAACGAGTTTGACGGCATGGTCAAACTCATCTCGTCTGTCCCATACGCTGGTCAACTCCTGGCTACCCAGGCTGCTTCGTTTGAGGCAGTTGACAACATGCTCGGCCTGGTCAAGTCCAAGGGCACCTCGGTTGACTTCCTGATGGGCAACCTCGCCATGGAAAACAAACTCAAGTCGCTTGCCCGTGCCCTCAACGGTGGTGTGCTTGAGTGGACCACTTCCGGTGGCTCGAAGGTCTTCATGTATGCCGGCATCCCCTTCTTCCGCAACGACTACCTCGCTGCTGCTGACCAGGACGGCGTGACCGCTGGCACGCAGGCTTGGCTCTTCGCTGGCAACTTCGACGATGGCACCCGCAAGGTTGGCATCTCGGGTGTTGTGCCTACCGTTGGTGGCATCCAGGTGGAAGACATCGGCAAGGGTGAGACCAAGGACGCCCGCATCATCCGCGTGAAGATGTATGGCACCTTCGCTTCCCACAGCGTCCTCGGCCTGGCTGGCGGTCTCCTGACCATCGCCTAAGGCTTCTGACTCCGCAAGGAGTCTGTGACAAATAAGGGCCGGCCCGGGCAACCGGCCGGCCCTTTGCTTTACAAGGAAGCCCCATGCCAACTCTGACCTCAGACAACTCCTACGTCACCTACGCTGAATTCCAGGCCTACTGCGACCGTGTAGGCAAGACTGCTCCAGCACAGGACGTCACTGAGCCACGTCTCATCCATGCAACCCTCGCTGTGGACCGCCTCTATGGTGGCCGCTTCATGGGTAGGAAGACGCAGGCAACGCAGCCTCTTGCCTGGCCACGCAGCCCCACCTCCTTCCGCAACATCGACCTGCCAGACGGCATGTATTCGGTGGACGCAGATGGAAACTACCGTGACCTCAATGTCGTCCAGCCAGAGGTGAAGGAGGCAGTCTGTGAGATGGCGCTGGCCTTTGCAACCGGCTACACTCCCTACGTGCAGGCGGCCCCCGCTGTCACCGAGGAGACCAAGAAGGTGGACGTCCTGCAGACCACGAAGAAGTATGACGGCGCCTTCACTCCGAAGAAGCCAACCGACTTCACCCTCGACCTCATCCTCCGTCCAATCCTTCTGCCAGCCGGCCCCAAGGTCGTCTTCACAGCATGAAACACGACTACACCGAGGACATCGAAACTGCCCTTGACCTCATCACCGAGTTTGGGATGAAGGTCAAGGTTGGCAGCGAGAGCACGGTTGCTGCCTTCGTCAACAAGAGGCAGGACGCCCTCAACAACCTGACTGGTGCAGGTGGGACGGTGCTTTCCACGGTGAAGACGGAGAAGGTAGCGCTTGTCCCAGGTGGCCTAAAGTCAACTCCTCAGGTTGGCATGACCATCACAGCCGACAAGGTAACCTGGACCATCACCTCAGTAGATGACATCGCTCCAGCAGGTGTGTCCGTCCTCTACAAACTTGGAGTTGAGCAGTGAGCGTCTACACCGCCCTTACCGACCAACTGAAGACCGTGACCTCGCTGCCACGGTTTGTCGACCAGAATGAGGTGTTTCAGCCCTCAAGAGCCTCATGGTCACGTGCCACCCTGCTTCCATCCGAGCCAACCCCTGGCGCAATTGGTGCAGGCGGCTTCGACTGGGAGAATGGCCTCTACCAGGTCGACATCTTCACCCCTCTGAATTCTCCTGTAACTTCGGCTGTCCCAGATGCAGTCATTGCCGCCTTCCCTCGTGCCCTCAGACTCACTGTTGATGGCTACGATAACAAACTTGAGGTCCAGCGGTGCTGGCTCTCTGCTACACGCCAGGATACGTCCTGGCACATTCAATCAGTCACGGTGCGCTGGCTGCTTGCACGCAACCTGGGTGCGTAAATAGACAACAGCGCCCTTCACCTAAAGGACCACAACCATGGCATTCTCTTCCGGCTCACGCGTCCAGATGGCCTACGTTGCCGAAACTACCTTCGGCACCACTCCAGCCACTCCGCAACTTGTCCTCTTCCCGATGCAGTCCACCACGCTTGAATTCGTGCGTGACAACATCAATGACCCAACCATTGTCGCTGACCGCATGGAGCGGGATGAGCGCCTTGGTAACGCCTCCTCGTCAGGCAACATCGTGACGACCCTCCAGCACGGCCAGTTTGATGACTTCATCGAGGCTGGTATGTGCGGCACCTGGGCAACCAACACAGTCAAGGTTGGCACCGTCAACCGCTCCTTCACCATCGAGCAGGGCTTCCTGGATGTCAGCCAATACCGTGTCTTCACGGGTGTCAAGGTCAACACCATGGAATTCTCCATGGCTCCAAACCAGGTCGTGCAGGCAACCTTCGGCCTGATGGGTGCTGGCATGTCGACGGCTTCTTCGAGCCTTGACTCCACGCCAACTGCCCTCGTCAACAAGCCCGGCCTGACCCACCTTGGCGGCACCATCACGATTGCTGGCTCGCCTGTCATCTGCACGTCGCTCTCTGTCCAGGTCAACAACAACTACTCGACCAACTACGGCATTGGCACGGCGGCTGCCTACGGCATCACCTACTCGGAGCAGAGCATCACTGGCTCGGCCACCTTCTACTTCGAGGACCTGGTGCAATACAACCGCTTCCTCAATGAGACGACGGCTGCAATCGCTGTGCAGTGCACGGACGGCACCAACACCATGACCTTCACCATTCCGAAGGCCAAATTCATGGGTGGTCAACTCCCTGTGCCAAACAGCGGCGTCCTCTTCCTCACCATGCCCTTCAAGGCGCTCTACGACTCTGTCTCGGGCACCACGATGAGCATCACCCGCTCGTAAGATGGCATTCACGGTCCCCGACATTGATGGTCTCATCGACTACACTGTCGGGGAAATTCATGGGCGTGTAACCCGCAGGACCCCTGTCAGGACTGGCCGAGCACAGGCCGCCTGGCAGAGGGCTGACAGGACAATTACAAACGACACCCCATACATCGGGTATCTTGAGAATGGGACCTCAGAAATCCGACCCTACGCAATGGTAAGGACCACTCTTGCTGAGACCTCATCAATCATTGCAGACTACCTGTCCCGCAACAAGGGCGCCAAGCCCTAAGATGAGAGAGAAATGACTAAGCGATACAACATCCGAGACCTGGCTGCAAAGCCGAAGAAGGTCAACCTCGTCCACCCCGTCCTTGGTGAAACCGACATCTGGGTGGAGGTCGTTGGACCCCAGTCCAAGCAGTTTCGCTCAGCCCTGAAGGCCTTCGAGGCCCTTCCTGAAGCCGAGCAGAGCACCGCTGAAGCCAACCTCAAGTTTCTGTCCGCCTGCGTTGTTGGCTGGGACAGCGAGGCCTTTGGCGAGGTGCACACCCCTGAGGCCGCAGAGCGCCTCTTTACCGAGCCTGAGAATGGATGGATGGTCGCCTTCCTGACGCCAATCATCCAGGACCACGCCAAGTTTTTTCGAGCACCTGACTGAGCGCCTCTGTGACCTCCTCGAGAATGAGGTCATCCTTAGTCAGGAAGTAGAGGGCGGAGGGACGCAGCGGGACCACCTCAAGATGGCCCGCCCCAATGACCCAAGGCTTGCACCAATTCACCTCACTCCGTATGAGGCGGTGCTCTTCAAGGTCTTCTGGGTGCTGCACCGTGACCGCCCCTTCACGTATGGTGGGCCTCTTCCCATCTCCCTGCGGTCCTTCAAGGACTTCATGGACCTCTTCGAAGAGGACCTCCTCCCTGATGAAGTTGACCTGCTCTGTGCACTTGACGCCTGCTACCTCAGCACGCTGCACAGGGTGAGAGAAGGAGCAAAGAATGCAGCAGACTGAAACCCTAAAGATTGAGGTCGTAGAGACCGGCGCAGATGCGGCCACCAGTAAGGTTGAGCGGCTCAATGCCGCCATGGCCAAGACCGGCAACTCAACCAAGTCACTTGGCATCGACCTGCAGGGAGTAGTAGGCAACCTCAAGTCACTTGGGAATGGCGGTGAGGCCGCAATGGCCGGCCTCGATGGCCTCAAGCACACCGCTGCACAGGTCGGCTCAAACTTTGGCTCAGTTGCTGCAGGTGCAGTTTCTGCCGCCCTTGGCATCAAGACGATGTCGCAGCGGGTAAATGAGTTGAATGATGCAACTAATGCTGCAGATGCCTCTTCGAAGAAGTTGCAGGCAACTCAGGCCGCCTATGAAGCGCTACGGGCTTCACGGGGCTACTCAAAGGGCCAGCAGGCTCCAAGGGGCTCAGATGACGCCCGTGACTTTGCAGCAGGTCGTGCAGCGGTTAGCCAGGCATTCTTTGCAGACAAGACCGCTCAGGCAGCAAAGGCCGCCGCAGTCGCCGACCTGGCTTTCAGTCAGTTTCTAAAGACCACCGCCCTTGTTGCGGGCGGTGTGGCCGCAGCAGGTCTGGCCATTGTGGGGGCATTTAACGGAATTGGTGCATCTGCTCGCTCTGCAGCAGATGATAACTCTGAGTTGGCCGACAAACTGGGTCTGACGATGACCCAACTTGAGGCAATGCGCCTGGTCGCCAACGAGAATTCTGGCAGCCTTGAGGGTCTCCAACGTGTCTTCGACAAGATTTCCAAGTCGATGACCAAACTGGATGAGGACAGCGAGAAGGCCCGCTACGCCTTTGAGGTCCTCGGCCTCAGCCAGAAGGACCTGGCCAACCAGTCCGAGCAGCAGATTGCCGGCACCATCATCAAGAATTACGAGGCCCTTGGTCGCTCAGCCAAGGCAACTGCCGCTGTCGCCCAACTGCTGGGTCCTGGCTTCCGTGACCAGATTCCAGCCATCAAGGCGGCAGCAGATGGGCTCGATGGCTACACCGAGCGTGCAGTCAAGTTTGGCGCAGTCGCAACCAAGGAGTTGGTTGAGAAGGGCGGCCAGCAGGAGGTCGCTCTGTCCAACCTCGGCCTCGCCTGGAAGGGCCTTGCCAACGAGATTGGCCTTGCAATGGGCGACTCGGTGAAGTCAGTTGCTGAGGGCGTCACTTCCTTCCTCGACTGGTCCCGTCGTGCTCTTGCTGGACGTCGTGAAAGCGCAACTCCAATGGCCACTGCCATTGCCTCTCGTGACGAGGCCAAGGCAGAAATGGAGAAATACGAGAAGTGGTTTGGCACCAACCGCATTGGCTACTACGATGCGAAGAAGCAGTATGAGGCTGCTATTGCCACCATCAACAAACTTGAGGCCGACAAGGCAGTCGAGGAATACGCCAAGGTCGAGAATGAGCGCTTCAAGCGCCAGGCAGCCGCATCCCTCAAGGCGATGTCAGACAACGCCAAGCCACCTCGCTCTGAGGTCAAGGACCCCTACGAGCAGGCCCTTGAGCAACTTCGCCGTGAGGCCACCCTCCGCAAGGACGCCACGGCCTACGAGAAGACCCTCTTCGAGACCCAGAAGGGCCGCTTCAAGGACTTCGATGACAGCCAGAAGAAGGTCCTGCTTGGCCTTGCTCGCCAGGCTGATGCACAGGACGTCCTTGAGAAGAAGGCTGCCAGCCAACTCAAGTCGGTAGAGGAATACGAGAAGGCTGAGGAGCGGGCCAACGAGCAACTCAAGCAGCGCATCGAGTATGAGGACCAACTCTCCAAGTTTACTGCAAAGCGCCTGCGTGATGCTGGCAACTCGGCCCAACTTGACGTTGCAATGCTGCGCAGCGGCACAGGTCGCTCAAGCATTGACCGCCAGGCTGACTCGGACATCGTCAAGGTCATCCAGGACTCGCAGCAGGCCATCGAGCAACTCACCCCCTACATGGTGGACTACGAGGAGCGGGTAAAGGAGATTCGCAAGGCTGAGGCTGAGGCCACCGCTGCAATCCGTGATGCTGCCCGCCAGCGCAAGGAATACAACGCCGACTGGACAAACGGTGCCAAGAGCGCATTTGCCTCCTACCTGGACGACGTCACCAATGTGGCAGGCAAGACCGAGGCCCTCTTCTCGAAGGCCTTCGGCAAGGCAGA